GCAAGGTATTCTTACGCAAGGTATTCTTACGCAAGGTATTCTTACGCAAGGTATTCTTACGCAAGGTATTCTTACGCAAGGTATTCTTACGCAAGGTATTCTTACGCAAAGTATTCTTTTTACGTAAGGCATTCCTACGTAAGGCATTCTTACGCAAAGTATTCTTACGCAAGGCATTCTTTTTACGCAAGGTTTTTCTTTTAGACATATATATATATATATAATATATTCATAAGTTACTAGTATAATTCTCTAAATGTTTAAATAAACACATGATCATAGCTTCTAAAAATATCGGTTTTCGATAACTGTGTTTATATAGATGATTTAATTCAGTTATATCTTTAACAATATTTATTTTAATCTTATTGGGTAAATAATTATTTTTTCCTATCTCTTTAATTATATATCTTTGTAATTCTATACTATCTTTATGATGCATATAATAATAATAACTAAGTTCATTAATAGATTCTATACTATGCCTGGTCATAGATTTTTTTAATAATTTTATTATCTTTTTATATGTAATTATAACTGTATTGTCTATAGTTAAAATATCAGGTATCTTAATATTAATTAATAATGATCTAAGGGTAGGAATAACTTTATATATATTTACAGAATGTATCATAAATATAGAAGTCTCATAAAATTTACTAATATATGTCTTAATTATATTTTGATAGATATTATTTAATAAATCAATATTTAATATAATTATTTGTTTTTTATAATCTATACCAAAGTGATTTATAGACTTTATAATGGATTCTATATCAATTAATATATCTTTCTTTTTTTTATATCTACTTACATTAAACAAATAGATAGATTCAAATCTTTTATAATTATCTAATTCTTTATATTTATCTAATTTTAAATAATCTATAATATATTCAATAGATCCATGAATAAGAATATTAGGATATTGAATCCTAAACCATTTTGATAAAAATTCATTAGTTAAAATCATTTATATAACTATTATACTGTGTTTAAATGAATATTATATAACAGATATTAATAATATGAGATATATGTTAATAAAAAATGTATTATTAAATAAAATTTTAATAAAAAATAATAACAATAATTATAAATTACAATATAAGACAAATCATTCTATTTTATCTGGTATATCAATACGATTATATGGAATTACTATTAAAGATAATGATATATCATATACAATAACTATTAATAATAAAGAAAGTTTAGAAAAATTAATTAATATAGAATCATACTTAATAAATAAATTAAATATAAATCCTATTTTAAAAGATAATTCATTTATTTTAAATAAAAATTATAGGGTTTCAAAATTAATGAAAAAATATTCAGATACAATTGATATAAATATATTTTTAGTTAAAAAGATTGCGTATCAATCATATCCTTTAGTTTATGTATTATAGTATGGATGAACAATCAAAAAATAAAAGTTTAAAACTTTTAGCAGATCCTAATAAATTAAAAGAATATAATAAATCTAAAATAAAAAGAAATACATTAAAAAATCATATTGAGCAACATTTTAAATATAAATTATCGGATAAATTATATATAAATATAATAGAGTCCATTAATATAACTATTTTAGTAGATCAATTCCTAACAGATATTATAAATCAAGTAATTGAATATCGAAATCCAATGATAACTGGGTATTCTTTGATCTGAGAATTTGTTTAATACTATTTTTAGGTATTTCACCATATTCAATTAGATATAATGAAGCTATAAAAGGTGATAAAGACTGACCATCATAACAACATAAAAGTATATTATTATCATTAATAGATATATTTATAAATGATAGTATTTTATGTTTATTAATTCTTAATGTATCTAGATTATTAGATAAATTTTCTACTAATGGTATTCGAATATTTTGTTTTGTTGTATCTTTAAAATTAAAATTGGTTGTACAATTAATAATAATATTTATATCATTATCTTTTATAAATTGTTGATTATACATCATATCTATATTACCCATCCAAAAACCTGAGATAACTTCTGTATATACCATTTAATTTGATTTAAATAAAAAATATTTAAAACTAACACAATATAATCATTTGTTTAAGTATGGAAAAATATTTTGATAACTTAGATGAATTAACAAATCAAGAGAAACCTGAAAAACAAATAAGTTGTTGTGATGATATAAAAAATCATCAAGTATTTAAAGATATGATATCATGCTCCAAATGTAATGTAATTATAACAAACATAGTAGACTCCCCTGAATGGCGATTCTATGGAAATAGTGATTCTCGTTCTACAGATCCTACTCGATGTGGTATGCCAGTAAATCAATTATTACCAGAATCTTCCGTAGGAACTAGTATATCATATAGAGGTGCAAGGACACATCAGATGAATAAATTACGTAAATATCAACAATGGAATGGAATGCCTTATAAAGAACGTAGTTTACTAAAAGTATTTGAAGAAATTAATAGAACATGTATTAAAGGTGAGTTACCTAAAATTATAATAAATGAAGCAAATAGTCTTTATAAAATTGTATCTTCTACTAAAATATCTAGAGGGTCAAATAGAAAGGGTATTATAGCAGCATGTGTATATTTTGCATGCAAGATTAATAAAGTACCTAGATCAACTAATGAAGTTGCTCACATATTTGGTATAACTATACCTGTAATGACAAAAGGATGTAAAAAATTTCAAGAAATAATGCAGTTAAATAAAGTAGATATTAATCGTATTCATAATACAGATACGATTGATATGGATGATTTCATAGAAAGATTTTGTAATAAATTAGATTTATCAATTGGAGATATAAACTATATTAAAAATATATCTAAATTATCTAAACTATATAATTTAGTAAATGAGAATACACCTCCATCCATGGCGGCCGGTTGTATTTATCTATATATAAAAGAATTTGATATAGATATTCAGAAAGAATTTATAGCTGATATTTGTAAGATATCGGAAGTAACTGTAACTAAATGTTATAAAAAACTAGAACTTCATAAGGATAAATTAATGATTTAAATAGATCTTGTAATAAAGAAATAAAAGGTACCAATTAATAAAGATTTTAATACTGTGCATTGAAAGTTTAATGAACCATCTTCTAATACAAAGTATGTATTTTCATTCATCTTAAACATTGAATTAATAAAAGATGTATTCATAATTACAGATAATACTATGACTATCAAAATACTTTTCCAATCAGATTGCAACTTATCTAAAATAGACTCAGATTTATTTTTTTGTTGCATCATTGCTTGGTGTTGCATCATTGCTTGTTGATGCATCATAGCCTGTTGACGTTGTTGAAGCATAGCACGATGCTGTTCTTGAGATAGAGGTGGTTGACCTTGCTGACTCATTTGCTGCTGACCCATTTGTTGCTGACCCATTTGTTGCTGACCCATTTGTTGATGACCTATTTGTTGCTGACCCATCTGTTGCTGACCCATCTGTTGCTGACTCATTTGCTGCTGACCGCCACCACTATTAAGATCATTTAAAATACTATCAACTAGTTGTGAATCTTCATCATTCATTGAATTTCCCAGACCATTAATAGATGTTTCTTGTGACATTTATTTCTTAATCTTAATTTTTATTTAATTTATAAACGTATTCATTTGTAAACATGATTCTTTAAAATAGTAACCAAGAATATATCCTAATATAATAGATATAATAACTTTTATATTCATTTATAATAATCACTTATTTTATTTTCATGTTGAGTTACATAGAAAAATGAAATAGTTAAACAAATTGATATAAATAATATATTGGGGTCAATAATTTCATCTATCATTTATATTAACTTATAAATTAATATGTCCCACCATTCTTCATAAAGAAATCAGGATTCACGGGTAATGGACCTGTTTTACTAATATCTATATATCTAGTCTTATCTATATAATCATTAGTTGTATATCCCGAATACTGCCCTAAACTCTTTTTATTAGATAATATTTCCATATTTTTTTGATAGGTTTTTGGACAAATTGATAGATTTGTATAAATATCTGAATTATTAATCTGATTAGTTGGTAAATTAACATAACGAAAATCTATTTTAGGAGGACTTGGCGAAGATATAGCACAACCACTATAACCACCAGATTCACCACATTCTTTTGTATTTAATTGAGCAAACTTAGTCTCTATGGTATTTTTATGTCTATCTTTTAAAGGATTTATATTTGACCTTTGTCTAGTATCTTCGCTATCAGTTAATGTTAATCCTCCAGTATTACTCATTTGTAAATAACTTTGTAAATCAGGATCAATATATCTTGTTGGAACTGAAAATCCTTCTTTATAATTAATTTGATTTTTTGCTTTATTCTGTTGTAAATAGAATAAACAAACTAATAATAATAGACAACAAGCATACTTCATATAGTATAGTGTATTTAAAAAATAAATTAGAATAACTAATAAATGGCTACTCATTCAGATATGGATCTACTTATAGATATGATGCCTGATGAAAGTGTTGTATACAATGTTATAGAAGAAGGTCAGTCAAATGAATATTATCAAGGACAGGCTGAATATATCTTAAAAAATATAGATAGCACAGAACATTATTTTCATTTTGTGAATACTATCTTAAAAAACTATCACACATTATCTAAAGAACAAAAAGAAAGTATACAAGATAGTCTGGGTATTCAACCTAAAATAGTAGAAAAAGTCGTTTATAAAGAAAAGATAGTTTACAAACAACCTAAGAAAGCAAAATTAAATACTTATGATGATTATTAGTTGGAAAAATACACATTTGTATCACTAAAAGTCACACTCTTCGTTTTCCCCGTCCCCTCAGTTGTCTGCCTTTCATCACTCGTCTGTCTTTCATCACTCGTCTGTCCTTCATCACTCGTCTGTCCATTATTACGGGTAGCATTTATGTAATCATCATATGAAGCATCTATATTAAGACCCAATTCAAGTTTCTCTAATTGGATTTTTTTTCGGAACTTAAGCTTTTCTGTTTGATTATCTATTTCTAATATACCTTCGCCATACATTTGTTTGTCATTCTCTGTCATCCTGTCTCTCTTCAATTTAGCAGTCTCGTCTGCAGAGTTCATCTTTGA